GTTATAGGTGACAGAATCAACAGGTAAGTTGTTTGCATCAAGTTCACCATTAAATTCGCCGATGTACTTGTCAGTATTTGAAGTCAAAGTACTGGGTTTAACTGCGTCAAGATTGACGAGAGGAATATCTGTAAATTGTTTGCTCATTGAGGCTGTCCCTTAGTGATTCTGGTTCTCTGATTTAGAGGTAGCTGTTCACGTGTATCGAAGTTGATGTTGTAGTTAAGAAGTTGGAATGGTGAACCGGTTCTCTTAATTCTAAAACGGAAGTTATCGACGAGCCCCGTGTTGACGTCCCATCTGAGATATATGACCCGTGTTCCTTTCAGAGGAGATGTTCCAACTGTGAAAGGAACTTTTGTCACTGCTGGGTTGGCTGGTCCAAAGACCGGGTCTTCTTTGATTGTATAAACAATCTCAGGCTTGGCCTGCTTCTGTGTTCCAGCGGAATACCAAGTTGAATCATAGTCAAAGCCCCATTCTAATTCCAATGGGTTGTCACCATAAGCAATAATTTCTGCAGATACATTAAACACACGGTGCTTAACTGAGCCATCACCAAAGTCATACCATGAACTTTCCCAGATATTCTGAGGTAAGGTCACATCTGTGCCTGTAAATGTGACTGATTGATCGCCTAAAACTGATGAAGTTAGTTTAACACCCCACGTTCTACTACCGCTCCAAACTTGCGGACCGACAAGGTAACCTTGAGCACCGTTAACATCAGGGTTTCCACCAGGTGCACCTAATGCTGTTAGCCAAGTTGGTTTAGTGCCTAAGATAATATTTCCACGAGGGTCCACAGCCATGGCTGTAAACAGCCAGTTTCTTTCCAAGTCTGATGTCACGTGTCGTAAAGACCAGTCACCCGTATCAGAATGTAGAACTGCTCCACGAGAATTTGTCTGTATACCTTTGCGTGTGTAATGACACCAGTATTCACGTTCTTTCTTTGAATAAACTGCACAAGCAGAAGATAACGCTGAAGGGTTGATGCCCTCCATTTCCTTTTGAAGCGCTTTACTGATCTTTGTAACAGAAACTGCAGAGCCACCATCAAGACCACCGTTGACTGCGTAGAAGCCATCTCTTGTCAAGAAAACAACACCAATGCCAGGAACAAGTTGAATTGTATTAGCAGCAACTGTACCAACATTTGGTGTAAGCTGAGAGATTGTTAGACCGGTTGGGCCTTCTCTGATGATGTCAATGGCATCTTCTCTAAATACTAGAAGCGAGTTGTAGTAAGAAAAGAGCTGAGTGATATGTCCGCCACTTGTGTTACCAACATCAAAGTAAGAAAACGTACCAAACTGTTCAGGTAGTCCAACATCTGAATAGATGATACGTGTCGGGTGGGGCGCACCTCCTGCCAACCAAAGCCTACCGTTCCAACTTTCGCCCACAATATACTGTGAGGAAATAACTGAGGAGGCTGTGAGATCAGGAGCTTGATTAACAAGAGCTGTGTCCGGAACTACATCGACCATCTCTGTTGAGCCGTTTTCATTTATCTGTCTTACAAGATAATAGACTTGATCTCTTGAATTAGCAGAGGTGCTTAACCTCTGGTTTTTTGTTCTGTAAATTCTTCTTGCTACAACACCTTGTTTTCCAACCGGTATTTCATTTAAGAAGACACCGAATCGACGATCTGCTTGTGCATTGTCTGAGATGGTCCATTCAAGTGATGTAGGTTTTCCAAGTGGTGATTCTGAACCGGTATCAGTAATGTAAGTCATTTTGTAGTAGTAGGCACTGAAATCATCAAGTTGATCGTCACCTAAACCTAAACTACTTGCCGGACCAAAACTGGGTCGAGCAGTACCTGCCAACAAGTTGTCGTTGTATTGACTGGTTCCTGCATCGAAATATTGAGGTGTAATGTCTAAGACTTCAACCTCAGGTGTTGGCAAAAGAAAACCAAATTCTCTCCACTTCTCTTCACCGTAAAACAAGATAGGCTTATCATTGCCGTTAATGATTAGAAGTCGATTGGCAAAAGGAATGTATTGTGTTCCGGCTTCACCCAATTTTGGAATATTTCTTCCTGTATCGATTGTTACACGATGCTTCCAGAAGTTGACACCAGAACCAACGTTGTTGTTGCCCCATAGATAATAGAGCTCTCCACCCTGCTCAAAGAAATGATAGACCTGACCGGTTTGTTGTTTTGTCCAAACAAACATACTGTCCATCTTAGTGGTAAGATACGGGGCTGACATACCAATGCCTAATGTGGCACCTGAATAATCATACCAGGGCTCGATACCGCGGTCAAATCTCCAACCAAAACCTGTTGGGTCTATACGTGCTGATACAATATCTTCAGCTGCACCTGTCTCAGAAGCCCAGAGCTGATCAATGCCTCTTGCACGGGTAAAGGCTGTTTTGTTTCCTTTAACGGACATCAAGATCTCCCATAATGTTTATGTTCATATCTATGGCATTCCTTACATAGGGTGATACCGTTATCTAAATCATACGCATACTGAGGAAACTTGGCTTTCGGCATGATGTGGTGAGCATCGCATTCATGCGGGTAGAAGTCGTGATTGCAGTGCTGGCAAACATATTCGTCACGTTTTCTTACATCGTTTGACCAAGTAATCAGCATTTTATTACAGAACTTTGTCGGTTCTTCAGGAAGGCCACGTATTTCTCTTAACTTCTTTGATAAATGTTTTCTTGTAGCCATTGTATGTTTATGACCGGCAAAAGGTTTATTAGGTACAGTTGTACCATTTCTTCTGTTTTTGCTCATGTTTTCAGAAAGTTTTTTTCTTGTGCTTTCTTTTATTCCTCGTTTAAAACGATTTTTTGTTGAGCAACTTGTACAAGGACGACCATTTTTTATAGCCAAGGTAAGCGCATTTTTTCTTTTGTATGTTAGTTTTTCACCGCATTGCGGGCAATCTCTTGTAAACATCATAATCACCCGTTTGTTTTGAGGGAAGCGTAATCGTAGTAAAATCTGTTATATTGTCCTAGTTGGAATTGTCCTCTTTGGACTAAACTATCAACATGGTCAACATATCTCTTTTCGAGCTGTTTGACTTCTTTATCGAATCTTGCGCGATAGCTCTGTGCATTTGATATGTTGCCTGTCTTGTCATATAACGTTTCCAAAACTTTATAGACAATTAACTGGTGGAATTCATTCGGCATCTGAGGCGTATCACTATCAAAACCTAAAAGACGAGGCTTGTAGTAGTATCTTGCCACACCTTCTCTTAGAAGTTGCTTATCGACTTGTGAATAGTTAGGTCCGGAAGGCTGTTCGGTAACTAGTTCGTCCCATGCGTCGACCCGCGGGTACGGGCGAATGCGCTGATGTTGACCGTCATATTCGATATAAACTGGGTTACCAGAATCGATGGAAGCAAGATAATCAACCTGAATAGTACCGGCTGTATCTGCAGCAATCATAGGTTCAAGATAAGTTCCACCTGGCTGGTTTCTAATTGCTGCGGCTGTATTAAATGCTTTCCAGATAGGCAGTCCTAATCTTTCACCGGTTGTTCTGTTAAAGTTGGCGTTCCAGAAAATCTGCTTTCTGTAGCCTTCATACTGTGTCGGAATTCTATCATATGATTGCCATGAATCTGCAACGATTGTTTGATCGTCCCAAGACTTAAATTCGATAACTAAGCTTTTAGTAACAGTTTGTCCCTCTGTGAACAGAATGGTTTGAGGTTCTGATAGAGCACCGATCTTGTTGTCCTTAACAAAAGCCCAGCACACCTCAAGGTAGGTGTTAAACGGAAAACCAAAAACTAGTCCGTTGTCTACTTGTGACAAAGAAAGTGTTTCAGCTGGTGGAATAAATTTGTTTTCTGACCAGACATAAGCTTCAGCATAACTTGCAGCGTAGTCCATTCTAAGATTTAGTTGCTCATCACGTCTAGGCATTAAGCCGATTAGTTTGCCATAAGGAGGAAATCTTCCAGTGCCTCCGTTAGAATTAGGAATATCTCTGTGTGATAAGTTTAAGAGCTCGATGCAGTCCTGAGGTAGATCGTAGTATCTAAACTTTATTTTCCATGTTGTGTCAGCCCCTGCTGTTGTGCCGTGAAACTGTTCTGTAAGTAAGATTTCTGTAGGTGATACGACTTTAGAGATGATGTATTCGTAGTTCTGTATTTCTATTGGCTGACCTTCCCAGATGGTTGTCAAACGAAACAATGTATTGCTGAACTGGACTTGTCTGCTTCCCTTATTGACTTGAGCAGCAATTGCAAGACCGGTTGCAATGTCAATATTTCTTTCAGGGGTAATATCAGGTTCAAACTTAAAGAAATATTCTTTAAATGCCCACGTCCATCTCTTTGTTGTCCAAAGAAAATGATATGCATCATTGATCATATCATCAACCTGATCATTGTATTGCTGTAAATCTGGTGAATAATCAGTTATGTTCTTGATCTTTTCACGCAGAGCACGAAGGTTTGCCATCGTATCTCCTGTTTTGTTTTAAATATATATCACGTCAAATGGGTTTTTAAAAAAGAAATGCAAACAGAAAAGCCCTCCCCTCCACGTGGGAAGGAAGGGCTGACTGTTATGTTTATATTTCAGTTATCAGAAGCGACCGATAACAAAGACGGTGGTAAGACCAGCGCCTGCACCTTTGTCCTCCATGCACTGAGCAACAGGCACAGATTCTGAAAGCGGAGCAGCTGGAGCAACATCGTCTAACTGACCAGCAGTACCGGTAAGGTAAAGAGCATTGCCCTTAAGAGCGTTTGCATCGACCTGTGCTTCGCAGATACCACGAATACAAACGTCAACTTTATCACCGGAAGCAGCAGCAGCAGTTAGTGCAACACCGACAGCGAAGACTGTGTCATTGGAGCCGGTATCACCTAGTGAAACTTTGATGCCTTTGTCGCCATCACCAGTCTGAGAAGCGTCAAGTGAAACAACCTGACCGATAGCAATAGGTCCGGTAGCAACGAAAGTCTCAACTTTACGTCTGTTCAGGGTGGCAACACCAACAGCCTCAGGGGCTCCACCAGGAAGTGCGCTGAACTGCTCGGTCTCAAGATACTGAATTAAATCTGAAGTAGCCATTTTATTTATCTCCTTTAGTTAGTTAGTTAGTTATCAGACGTTGACTAGTACGCCCTGACCACCAAGGAAATCAGCTACGAGCTGCACCTTGACATAGAGCTGAGCAGCACGAGCGGTAGTACCACTGATGTGCTCAAAGGGTGAAACAGCGAAATCGCCATCGGTGTGGAAGACCAACTTGATACCGTCGTAGTTAAGCATGTAACCGTCAACGTTACCAGCAACAGAAGAAGCGAAGCCCATCTGTGGGTCCTGCTCACAAAGAGCACCGTTGAATGCTAGACCCATACGGCCGCCGTCGAGCTTGGTGGTATCGATGTAGCGCTCCTGAGCGAAGAGAGCGTTACGATAAGCAGCCAAACCAGCGTTGGACATGATGACGTGGGAAACATCGCCGCTTGGAGCAACTGAGTTAGCCGGAATGTAGAGCTGGTACATGTCATCGAGGGTGAAAGCACCACCAGCGTTGCGGAACTGGTTGAGCCAGCCGGGAACTGGGAAGGTGGTCTTGGAGATTCCACCAACGGTGTTGGTCTGAGAACCGGGAATGGTGGGGTCAGCGTGCTCTAAGAAACCGGTAGCGGAACCAGAACCACCGGCGTCACCGTTAAGGGTCTCGAGGTTGGTGAGAATTGCTGAGTTGTTAGCAAGAATCTGACCGTTGAGCTCACGACGAAGCATGCCCATAACGGACTTCATACGTGCTTCAACAATCTTGACGATTGCGAATTCACCGCTGTTCTCCATTTCTTCTTTCTTGGTCACAACGATAGGAGCGGTAAAATCGCACCATTCGTAGATAGCAGGACGAAGAACGTCGTTCACCGCGAGGGAAACGGGCTCATAGCCTGTGGAGAGCTGGGTTATTGAGGAATGCTCAGCGATTGATAGGGGACGCTGAATCTTGATGCCGCCGGGAATGGTTTCGACACCGCCTGCTTTCTTGACACCGTCAAGGAAAGCCACTTTCTGGTAAAGCTCGTCGACCTCAGAATCTCTGATGCTGTATAGGGTCGAGGAGAGTAAGTCATTTGAAATCGCCATTTTATTTTCTCCTTAAAGTTAGTTGTTTTGGCTTGAATAAATAAGTTTTCAGTTATTCACGGAATGTGAGTCTGTTATATTTGTTCCGCCATTTTATCTAACAGTGGTTCTTTTGGCCAAAGAGTCTGAGAGAATGGCAGGGAGAACCTGCGCCATTTAAAGTATATATATGCTGAAACGAAAACTAATAAAAAAAATCTTAAAATATTACCACTTTTTGCATGACCAATATCTGGCCGTTAGTTTATTTGCACGGGTGGCTGGCTTATCACACTGATGACGTGCTCTAAAAGACTTGCGTCGAGCAGGGTTTGACTTCTTGATTTTCATTCCGGCAGCTCCGTACTTAATCAATTTTTCTTTACCCTTCTGACAAGCTTTCACAACAAACTTCTGTTTGCCATGTCCGCTCTCGCCTTTGCGAATACGTCTGGGTTTATTGCATTTCATCTTTTTCTTGTCATAAGCCATGATTTCTCCTGAGCGTTAAGGTGCCACGAACCATATAGAATATATAGGTCCTACTTTAGTCCTTGTGCCTTGTGGTATTGAAAAGCTTCCCATGCTGACTTGAACTTAGGTGTTCCTTTTGGTGCATTTCTTGAGCCCGTACCTGAACGCTTGATGGTATCTCTCTGCTGCTGTTTCCTTTCAGCCAGTTGATTTTTCTGTCGTTCAACTTCAACAGCGCCAAGTTTTGCTTTGGTGATATAGAAAGCATCTTCCAGTTTAAGTTCAGGACGAGATTTAAGAAGATTCAAGATCTCAGTTCTGTATTCAGGAGACTGAATCTCAGGGTTGTTAGTCTTGAATTGTTCCAGAGCCATTTTTCTCTGCTGAACTTCAATCTCTTTTTGTGCAGGAGCTAACATCTCTTTCATCATAAGTGCAGCCTGACGTTTAATCTCGTTCTTCACACCTTCAGAATCAAACAAGTCGTATTCTGTTTCAGTGTCAATATTTGCCACCTGCTGTGCCAAAGAACCGTTCATCAAACGTTCTTGATTGCGTGCCATCTCAGCTTTTGATGCTTCCAGATCTTTTCTCATCTGAGCGATTTCTTGTGTCTTTCTGGTGTAATCTGATCTGATATTAGCTAAGTGTTTTCTCACATCTTCAGGAACATGCTGCAGCCAGTGATTGATCGGCTTCATTCCTTTGTGTGTTTCTTCGGTTGCAAATTCTGTAAATTCTTCTCCACTAACATTCATTAAATCGTCGATTGTTAGATTGTCCAAATCTCCAATTGCTTCATCTAAAGTTTGCTCCTGAGGTGCTGCTTCTGCAGTCTCTACAACCCCGGAAGTAGTGTCATTGACAGTTTCCATCTTGGTCATCTCCTTGTTTATTGATGATTTCTATTTCTTCTTTTAGTTGTTCCATCGAACCTTTCAGACTATGTCTGAGCAATACGATCATTTGATCTATATTATCAAGATGTTTCTCAATGAAAAATATACATCTCTCTAATTTTAATAATTGATCGTTTAAACTATGACTTTCCATATTTCTTCTCCAATTCCAAACATATTTTCTTTGTCAGTTCCAGATAATCTTCGACTGACATATCTCCTCGTGAATAGCCAATTCTACACTGAGGAGGTCGGTCCTCATAGATTGAACATTTGTTGTCAATCAGGAGAGGACATTTGATAGCCTTGCAGCAAGCACCGCATGACCAGCAATCATAATCTAACTGCCAGTCATACTTCACTTTTTCTTGTAGCCCTTCTTCTTCTTTTTAGACTGAGAAGCTTTAACGGCACGAAGTCGTTTCATTGCAGCTTTTTTAGTCTTAGACTTGCCCTTGACGTTTTTTATCTTATAGCCACCTTTTGATTTATAGACCGGCATTAGAGGCGCTCCATCATCATCATGTCCTCTTCTTCTTCGGACATAGGCATTTCTTCTTCGTATTCGTCCATTTCTTCAGGCTCAGCTCTTTCAGGTGCCTCTTCAGCAAGATAGCGCTTAAATTCTCTGTCCTGAGAAAGCATGTCAAGCTTACCAGCAATAGTTAGAAGGCCAGAATCATCACGAATCTGTGAAAGATCGATCATCATTTCAGGTGAAACAACATCATCTTCAATGGCTTCCTCAACAGCAGCTGAGAACATTGCAAGAACACGTGTAAAATCAGTAGGCAGCTGATTGGTATCTTCAACTTCAGGGTAGTCAGGTGTCTGTCCAAACATGGGAAGAAGTTTATTTGTGGCACGGACAAGAGGCTGTAGTCCTCTCTGTGTAAAGTCACCTTTTGGTGCCATTGCCTCAAACATTTCCTCGTCAGCTTGTTCAGCCATCGCGACATCTTCAGCTAAGTAATCTTCTCCTGCTGGAGCGCCAATACCGATCATAATAGTTTTTTCCATGAGAATATCTCCTTTAAGTTTAAGTATATATCAAGTTTCTATTTTATCATCATAAATTTTGTCAAGTGTACCGTCAAGTGCTTCTGATGCAGGGAATGCTACCTCAACAGCTTTTTCAGCAGAACCGGTTTCTTCAAGTGTCTTTTTGTAGATTTCAGATTTCTTAGTCCTTTCATCTTTACGCCATTGAAGGGTTGATTGTGTTTTTTCAAACCAATCTTTGCCCAAGTCTTTCTCATTGACAAAGCCACGAGCTTCCATAATCTTTTGCTCTTCACGTTTGTTGGCAACTTTTTTGCCCAATGCCATGGAATACATGTTCGAGCTAAGGCCTTCAGACCAATTGCCATGCCAAGCGTTAGGTGTTTTAGCAGGCATCGAAACAAGTCGAACCATCGCGACAGCACAAGGAACACA